TTGCAAGATTTGTGAGCGTAGCTGAAGCTGCGCCTGCACGATCGTTTGTAGCCCAAATCCAACGTGAGAAGTCATTGATAGCAGTCTTATAGTAGTTAGCTGTGCCATCTTCTTTCTTCGCATCTGTGGCGCGCGAAAGGTTTTGGTAGATTTCAAGAACTTGACCAGGTGTTCCACTGATCAGGCCGTCTTCATCAACTACAACAACCGAAACTTCGTCTGTTACTGTACGACCAACGCCTGTCATAGCTGAAGATACACCCGGAGCAGACTCTACGACGTTGAAGTATTCCCACTGACGCGTCAGTGAATTGCCGTCGAAGTCAGTCGACTTATTCCAAGTTGAATCGAAATTGATGTTGAAGAAAGCTCTATCATTCGAAACTGATCCGATATCGCCTCTTCCAGATACTTTCAGATTTTGCTTGCCGATTACTGTATTACCAATTTCTACATAGTCGCCTACAGTAAGCTTATTTCTCAGTTCAGTAACAGCCGAAAGAGTTTGCGCGAATGTTAAACCGAGGCCTGAGGCCGATTGCTTAGCTAAAAATACTGCAGAATTAGATGTGCCGTTAGAAATTGTAACTGCTGAACCATTAAGAGTTGTAGCTAAAGAAAGACCGCTTGTATTAGCGCCAACAACATAATAAGTTGTGGCTTCAGATAAACCAACGATGGCATTAGGTGTAGTTGTTGCTCCCTTAGCATACCATACCGCATCACCGTTTGTGAACGCCGAATTTGCGGCGGTTAAAGAGATGAAGTTTCCAGCTGCTACGTTTGCAGAGCCGAGAGTAACAGCTGTCGGTGCTGCAGCTACGCGATCAGAGAATTCGTCTGCGGACCACCTAAAGACAACACTAGCAGTATTGCTACCAACTGCAATCGATACGTTAGCTGATGTAAGATCTCCAAGAGCATATGCGTTTGCTGTTGTTGAACCCCATGTTGTGTTAGTTTCAAATGTAACTGTCTCGGCAAACTGAGTTGCGCTGTCGCACATTGAAACCTTGAGAGAGTTACCGAGCGCTCCAGGATAACGAGCAACGAACTCTGTTCCAGTGAAACGAGCGTGTGTTGCGCCGTAATTTTCAAACTCTTCTGAGTTTCTTACTACAACGTTCGAAGCCACTACAGTAGCAGTATTACCCGCATAAGCAGATAGAACGCGATTGTTTGCAATGAATGAAATAAGAGCTGAAGTAGTTCCTGTCGCAGCTTTTGATAGTGTAATAGTAGTATCTGTTGCCGCTGTTACAAATGTGTCATCAGCAATGCCGTCGCCGTGCACACGAAGACCAGCAGTAAGACCAAGAGCATTACCGTTGGCAGCAAGCGATACGTCACTGTCAAGAGTAATAGACGAGCTATTAGCAAAACCAGTCGTAGTAGCAGCACGCGAAACGTACAGAGCATTTCCGTACGAAAGGAAGTTGGCTGCTGTGAAGAATGTTTCGTAGTTATCCGAAGTTGGTTTACCGAAGCGGTTTGCGAGTGTATTTTCTGAATCTACAAGAACAAACTTTCCGATTGGTCCCCAACGAAATACTCCGCCGAAACCACCGACCGTAGTCGCATTTGCCGGAACAGTTGTTGTAAGATCAAATTCAGAAACGTTAATTCCCGGGCTGACTTGAAACGCCATTGTTATCTCCCTTTAAAGGTTAGTCATATAAGTTGCATTTGCTTTATTTATAACTTCAAAAAATTAGGGGATTTGTTAACAAAAGCTTTTGGCAAGCGGATGTTTAATCGTTCCCTAGCAGAATCTAGATTTTCAGATAGTAGTTTATCATAATCTTCGGCCAATAGAAACTTGGCTCTTCTTCCGTTTCGATACGCTTCATACACCATTTTAATTCTAGTGAAAGATTCTAAAGGATGCCTTATTAGAAGCGTAAACAAGACGCTTAGACTGATTATCAACCAGGCGAGCGAACGAGTTTGTGCATAAGAAAACATTATCAAACACATTTCTCCTTCTGCAGTAGTAGGATAACTCGTTAAAATGTGCCATATATCATGAGTATCTCGATATCTTCTTGCCATCCAACTGTATGGGTGCTTAGCCTCGATCCACTTATCATTTGATGCCTTTCGACTTACTCTCACCACGTTTAATTGATGGTGGCGAAAACACTCGTATGATTCTTTACCAACAGATCCTTCTGGACGATCTAAAAGAAGAGGCAGATATTCAAAAATTTCTTCATTTTTATATGCCATCTCTCCGCCAGTTTTGGTTTCAAGCATCTTGTTATATGTGTACTTCAGAGAAGGCCCGCTGCCGTGTCGAACGACTTGCGAAATAAAAGCCAAAGCTTTACCAGGATTTTGCAAAGCCAGTTTCATTGGTTTTATTAGTTTTTTAATATTGAGATCGTATTCATGTTTCACGTTAAAAGTTTCCTTCAAAGAATCCCATCTTCTTGGCAACCCAGAAATCATCTTTTGGACCACCGTCGAAGAGCGGCTCATTGACTTCTTCGTCATGTGCATCATCACCTGTACTCATAAGACCAAATGGAAGCATTTGCTGCTCGAGCATCTTTTCATTCTGCTCATAGATTTGCATACGAATATCAACATTCGTAATTTCTTTGAGATAAGGCTGCGTAGTCAACCAAGCAAAGAGAACACAGCACATGGCCATGTCATCGTTACCGTCTTCTGCTTCATAAGACTGATTGCCTTTCAAGCTATTCTTCAGTGAGAAGCGAGTCAGCTCATAGATAGTATCATAATCATAGATTAAGAACTTATCAGATTCTACGAGAGTCTTGAGCGTGGCACAGCCAACTCGTTTCACTTGCTTCGTAGTCTTGACACCGTAGTGAGTCGTCGTAGCAAATCCACCTGACAGACTTTGTCCTGTTCTGCCGTTATTTGCGGTTACCAGAACGCCATCGTACTCAAGGTCGTAGTGCAAGATGTCAGCTACCTGCTGACCAATATCGTTTGTTTCGACAAGAACAAGAGCATCGTTATATTTGATAGCCGCATTATAGATGATGTTAGGATAGATCATCGGCGATATCAAGTTGTTTCGATATGTGGCCACTTGTCGATAAGGCATCGTAGATACGTTGACGACAATGAAGGCAGAATAGTCAGCTCCAGCCCCTCGAGATGTATCAACTACGATAGCATAGATTGTATCTGGTTCTGGCTCTTCATAGATCTTAAGTCCACCGTCTGCTTGTGCAATCGGATGCTTATAGACCATGTTACGAAGTTTGGTAGGATGGATCAGAGTGTTCGAAGATCCAAGGAACTCACACTCGTATTCTTGTCTGAACTGTTCTTCAGACGTGTTACTGATCGTCTGTTCTTTCCATGCTTCGTCACGACCAGGAATCTGTGACCAGTGAACGTCGACACGAGCATAAGCATTTCTACCCTCTTCAGACTCGGTCCAAATACGGTAAAACATGTTCATGCCGTTCGGTGTCGAAGTCACGAGAACCTTCGAACTTTGGCCGGATGAAATGGTAGGATAAACCGAAGCGAAGAACTCGTCTTGAATGTTGGTTGGAACGAAGGCAAACTCGTCGAGGTATACCATGTTCTGAGACGTACCACGAATAGCAGAAGATGAGGTAGCCGAGGCAAGGATTTCAGATCCGTTCTCAAGCTTAATGTTACCCTTATTCCATTCGGTAACACCCATTTGAAGCCACTTCGGAAGATGCTCGAACATCAGCTGAATACGACCAAGGATTTCTCGAGCCTGTCTGTCTTTGTTGGCGAGAATAGCGATGGAATATTCTTCGTTGAATACGATCTTCCAAAGCAAATAAGCAGCAACCGTGGTTGTCTTACCAACCTGACGAGGCATCTTACAGATAACAAATCGATTAGCTTCGAATGAGAGGATCATTTCCTTCTGGAATTCCCAGAGCGGGAACATGATCAGACCCTTATCGATGTTAACGATCTTACAATAAGTTAAAATAAAGTAAATCGGATCCTCAGAGCACTTAATATACTCGGCAACTTGCTCGGGAGTATACTCAACCTTTGTATCGGCTCTTTTTAACCGTGGGTTACCTAAGTAATTTTCACTCGCCATCTTTGTGCTGCTTCAGATATTTCTGTAATTCGGCCGTCGAACCTACGAAAAGATTGTTTGTGACTTGCTGAGGAGAAGCCGAAGGATCGTCTTCCATGATCTTCTTCTTTTTGGCCTGAAGATCGACCAAGTCTTTGCTTGCTGATACCATCGTATTCATCATGGTTGCCAAGACTTCATATGCTCGAGGGTGCTGACTTTGTTTTGCCACATCCATCAAATCAAAGAGTGCTTCTTGACCCTTATTGATAACTTCCATCATGTTCTCGCGTGCATACTCAAAGTCAGCTGAGACTTGAGTACTCATCTTCTTTTCGATCACAGCGGGTAGATTATCGCCAGAGGCGATGTTTAAAAATTTGTCAAGTTCATTGCTCATTAGATATTCTCAGTAATTGTATTGATAAAGCCATAGTCATCTGTACTTATAATTTCATCGTACGAAACACTTGCGGCAACATTGCTAGTAGGAGCTCCTCCAGAAGTTAATCCTGGACGAGATGTGACTACGATTGTATTCGATGTATTTGTAGTGTTACCAGTAGTAACATCTTCAGGAAGTCTGAACGTTGTTTCTGCGAGTTTGATTAGTTTTGATTTCTTTGTAGGACCATATAACCAACCTTTCATAGTAAAGTTAAGTGTCCAGATCAGTGCTCTTCTCTGTTCGAAGCTGCCTTCATACTGATCTTGAGAAGTAATGCTATTCAGAATGATAGGAATATCGCGTGCATTGTCTATCTCAGGAACAAGATTGACACTCACTGTAAAGTCAGGAGTAAAGTAAGGCACGATCTGTTCTACGATGCGCGTTCCATCTTCTGCATTCTTGACCAGAATGTTCATCTCAAACTGCATGTCATAAGGAACAGGCTGATACTGATACTTGACTTCGTCGTCTGTGCCTGCAGTGGCAGATTGCTTTGTCAGTTTGTTGAGAGTATTCAGCTTACGAGTAGGATCATATTCTAAAGAAGTCATCTCGAATGAGATACGAGGTAAAACAATACCAACTTGATTTAACATTTCTGGATTTTGCTCGAGTCTCGCCAAAACCTTATCCTTTGGACCATAAGTCAAAGGAACTTTTAGAGTCTGTCTTATTTCTTCGTCGTTATCTAGACGATTGATATAGATGTCATTGAACACCGTACCAAATACGATGATATACTTTCTTAAGCTATCATGATTCCAGGTTCTTCCAAACATTATACGTTACCTTCACTAAAAGGATCTACTTGTGTCCAATCGAGGATGTTTTCTCCTTCGAGTTCGAACTCGGTATTGTCTTCGAATGGATCGCCAGATTGTGTTTCAAAATCGTAACCGCCTTGGATAATAGGTGTTCCATCTTGAGTAATAAGAATCATGCCATCTGAAGTTGTAATGTTGTACAAATCGAGGCTAAGGCTGAGATCTCTCTCGATGTTATCAATGGCAGCAATTCCAGTATTCAGTTGCTCGCCGCTATATTCAAACATTTCACAGACAAGATCATACATCTGAATCGATCCCATCTGATAGAAGACAGGAGTCTTATTGACATACTTGACATACATCAGACGATCAGCCATCGGAAGATAGATAAGATCACCTTCTTGAGGACGATCGATCATCTCGAGATTGCCAATCTCGTCCATAAAGTTACGAACGGATACTGTGAACGTTACCTGATCTCTGATTTCAAGACCAAATTTTGATAAGAACTGACCGTCACCTTCGTAGCTCTCATAACTGCGAATATACATGTCAATTAAGTAAGAACCGTTGTACTGTGATAATGAATCTTCCTCGTATACATCATCTTTTGCTATCAGCGTACGAGGACAATAGAATACGTCGTGACCATACATCTTAATAGACTCGAGAACCAGATTCTCGATTAAGATCTGCTCTTGGCTATTACTAAAGTTGTTGAAATAGAAGTTGGTCGACATGTATTATCCAATCATATCGAGAACCGGAAGAGAATAAGAAGAAATCATCTCGTCTTCGAGCTTTCTTCTTTCGGCTACGGCATCGTCGTAGATTTTCTCTCCGTTAAATTGAACTCCTCCAGGTAAAGTCATGCCTGTAAACTTTGTAAGGTTTGAACCCCACTGTTCTTTGATCAGAGTTGTAGCATAATTCTGAAGCCAACGATCGTTATAAGCGTCTGTCCATGTTTCTGGATCAATGACTTCATAGGCTTCAACGAGTAAGAATTCGCCGACAGCAACTGTGTTCCAATCCATATCAACGTGCAGTCGATCTTTGTGACGAGAATAACGAATAGGCTGTTTACCGACAAGGAGCTCGTTCATCAGAGCAAGGTGTTCCATGACCATGTAGTATGGAACAAGAGATACGTTAGTTAGAGTGTAAAGGTCGTTCAGCGCGATTTGATAACGAATGTTGAACATGTCGTCAGAACGAATTGAAGGATCGCCCATCGAGAAGATGCTGACTGCGCCGATGATATTTTCTGGAAGAGTGATATACTTGTTTGCTACATCAGTTTCAGTGATAGCATGCTTGTAGTATACTCTTTCTGAACCATCAAAGTGATAGTCATACCAGTAACGAAGCGCTTCGTCAACACGATCATCAACTTGATCGTCGTCTACGTTGATTTCAATTACTGGCTTGCCTAACTTACGGAGACAGTATTCTTTGAACTCGGCTTTTGTAGTAGGAGTGGCCATGTAATCCCTCTTTTATTATATTTATTCTCTAGCTATTTATAAGCCGTATAAATACAGCCAGTACAATATGAGGACTTGAAATATTATGAATTTAGACTTAATGATCATTGATAACTTCTATATCAATCCAGACGCAGTCAGAGCCTTTGCTCTTACACAAGACTTTGGCGTCACAGGCAACTATCCAGGAAAACGAACGTCTTCATTCTTGACACAAGATGTCAAGGATTGCATTCAGCATTGGATGAATCCGATTGGAAAGATCACCAATTGGCATGAAGATTCGGGTTACACTGGAGCATTTCAATATGCTACCGCTTCAGATAGAACATGGATCCATTGCGATCATACGAGTATGTGGGCTGGCGTATGCTATCTCACGCCCGATGCACCGCACACTGCAGGCACAGGGATGTTTCGACATAAAGAAACAGGAGAGTATCGAGCTCCAAGCAACGAGCATGAGGCATACGACTATACCAAGTGGGATCGAGTCGACATCGTAGGTAACAAATACAATCGATTAGTTTTGTATAGCGGTGACCTCTTCCATGCCAGCTTAGATTACTTCGGCAAAGATCTATATGACGGACGTCTGTTTCAGACATTCTTCTTTGACACGGAGCAGGCGTGATGAAAGTTTGCAAAGTATTATGGTCGACAAATCGGCTCGAGTATCTGATTCCTACATTGAAAGCACAAAGAGACTTTCTTGATTTTAGCGGATGCGAAGTCGAAGGGATCTTTATCGATGATATGCCAAAAGGCCGTCATGACGGGACGATGTTTGAGTTAGTCAAAAACTTTGGTTACACTGAGATTATTCTAAGACCACAAAATCTAGGTTTACCTCAGACATGGAGAACGACTTTCGATATTCTGAAAGAACGAGACTATGACTATGTCTATCTTTCAGAAGATGACGTAACTTTCCGAAGCCCTGTCAAGGTGCTGGACATGATAAACATCTTGCAAGAAAACCCGTCGTTCTCGCAAGTGTGTCTGACGCGCCAAAAATGGTATGATTATGAGATAGAGACTCAAGCATTCGATTCAGATATTATTCTAGGAGACTATCGAGCAGAGCTTTCTGAAGCATATTTCTGGAGTCTATCAAGTTTCTTTCGTAGAGATATCGTAGATATCGATCATACGAAAAATGCAAATGAAAAGAACCTTAGCGAATATGTGGTTGCCAAATCACTGCAGTCACTGAATATGCAGACATGCAAATTGAAGTCGAAATACGGAGACAACATTGTCAATCATATTGGTGACTATAGCGTTGGTAAAAGAGCAGAACCGGGAGACCCTCGGTGGGAAGATTTTGCTGCGTTCCAGCCTGAAACCAAATACAGTTCAAGGCATGGGACTAAGTGGACTTAAGGCTGCAATCATCCCAAAAATTAATGAGTATACTCTTACGAGATCCACTCTTGACTTCATTGATCCAATGATAGTATCGACTTCCTTCGAAGTATAAGATCGCGCCTTCAGTAGGCTGAAAAGACTCGTAAGTATATTTCAACAGTTCTTTTTTCAAAGCTTCTGGCGGAGAAATTTCTCTTTCATAGTCTAACCAACTTCTTTCTGAAATACAGAATTCTCCGCCAATAAGATTATTTGCTTCTAAGTAACACGATATGGTAATCGGAGACATCAGCTCTTCTGGCTTTAATTTTTCTCCAGCGTCAATTCTATTACGGAGCTTTTCATTAAAATCTACATGAGCCCATAGATCTCCAGAAGCTTCAAGCGACTGATACCAATATTCGATGTGGGTTTTACTACAATTAAACTGTTCTCTATCAAGAAACTCAAGCACAGCTTCATCTGTTTCATTTTGTGGAGCATTACGATGAAAGTAATTTAAATTTGGCGGCCGGCCAAGATTTTTATAAAAACCACTGATAAATCGCAATCGAAGATCTTCATCAAGAGTGGATCTACGAATAATCTTCGAGTTTCCATGGTACATTTTCAAATCTTTCAAAAATATATTTAACAGCTTCTTTATTTTTTGCAGATTTACCAAAAGCATTTAAGAAACTGTTTGGCATTTTCTTATAAAGAGAATGGCCTATTTTATTATCACATTTTGCTGGGCAATGAGAAATTTGTAACTCATCACATATCTTATTGATATTATCTTGAGTAAAAAAATCCTCGTAGAAGAAATATAAAGGTTTTGCGAATACACTATCCAAAGCTTCTATTGTTTCTTTATATTTACATGATATAAAATTAGTCATCACGAACTGAGAAGTTGAAAATTGTTTTGGAATCTTGCCTCCGCCAAGCATATTCCATGCTGACCAAGATCTTTGAATAGGATCTCGCATAATATAAACTGGTACTACCTCAATATCATACTTTAATAGACCATTCTTTATG